TGAACGGTGTTATCCAAAGAACAAAGCATACTGCAAATGAACCAGCATTTGATTCTTACTTTGTAGATACATCTGTAGTACCAAACATAATTAAGTTCAGTACTCCTCCTATCTGGGACCAAGATCTAGGTGCTAGAACTATTCTAGAACCAACACAAGTAGAAAAATTCTTTGCAGTCAATGTTGGTAATCAGAAACGATATACTATCGATACTGCTAATATTGATGGCGAAACTGAAGGACCACATCAAATTGTTAGTATTGCAGAAGATACTATTCTCAATATTGATGATGAAAGATTCTTATTAGTAATCTTAAATGGTGTTATTCAAAAGCGTGGTATTGCAAATAGTGGTTCTTATGATGTAGTTGGTTCTGTAATTACTTTTGCAACACCAATAAGAATAGAAGATGTTGTTGACATTCGTCTTTTCTATGGTAGAGATATCGAACCAACCGTAAATATTCACAATTTTGTTGTTAATGGATATTTGTATCCAAAACAAATTACAATTGTAGGTACAGATGCTGGTAGTAATTTCAATAATTTTGTCGTTAATAGTGATTATGCACTAACAACATATGAAAATTTCTATCTATATCAAGAAGATTCAAGTAATGTTTATCCTATAGGTAAAGTATACGATTGGGAAATTGTAAATGCAAATACTTTAATACTAAGAGTATACACCAATACTGTGGATTTTGATCCTAGTAGAGCACTCTATGCAAAAACTTTAGGAGCATTTGAATCAGTATTACATACATTTGATCCAAGTGTTACTATTAGTATTTCTTCTCTTGATTCTCAACTTGTAAAAATTGACAGATCTTATTTCAAAGGAGATATAAGAAAATCAAATGATCTAGTACAGAGGAAAGGATTCTTTGGATTAAATCCTGGAGATAAAATTAAAGTGGATGGAGAATCTACTTACAGAACTATCAAGTCCACACCAGGAAAAGTAGATACTAAAGATTATAGAAGCAACTCAGATGCTGCTAACTCCATATATGGTTCTTTTGGAATTACTAGATATAATGAAACCACTTTTGGTGAAGGATTAAGTGTTGAGTCAGAAATTGCTAATGGTTCCGTTAGTAAACTTATTTGGAATGAAAGACAAGTAAGAGAAGATGTTCAAAATATTTCTTCTCATACTATTACAAATGCAACATACGATCCAGCAACAGGAATATTTGTAGGAACTATTCCCAATCATGGATTTTTATCACAGCAATTTCTTAAATTTAAGAACAATTCTGTAGTATTTACATGTGATTTAGACAATAATGCTACGGAAAAATCTTACCCCAGAGAAGGTTCTGATCCGTTTGCTAATACATGGATTCTTATTGAGTCTGTTACTACAAATACATTTACTATCAATGTTGGTATTTCTAGCGATACCAGTGCTCATACTTTTGTAACATCTACTCCTGGTGGATTACTCAGGGGAACTGAAATTCTTTATAGATTTTTCAGACCCACTGCATACAACTATTATATCCCACCAAATATTGAGTTTATTCCTAAAAACTCTAATGGTGGTGGTGCTAGAGCAAGAGTTGTTACAAGCAAAGGAGAAATTATTGGTGTACAACTATTATCAGGAGGATCTGGATACACAGAAGCACCTATTGTTGTTGTAACACGCAAATATAATGTTATCAAGCAAGATGATATTAAAGTATCTCTTGTAAAATTAAATGTACAATCGATTGTAAGTCAGTCACTGACAATCAGTAGCTTTATCTCTGCAATTGAACTACCACCACCAGAACAAGCACTTATTTCTACTATTGTTCTGAGATCTCCATCTAGTTCATCTGATATCCTGGAAATGGATATTGAGCCAGATCCAATTGTCGATGGAAATGCAATGCCAGAGGGTGAAACTCAACCTGGCATGGGTAATATTGCATACATCGAACCAGATCCAGTCATCGATGCATTGAATCTCAGAGATTCTGATAGAGATATTATTAGAATCGTTGCTGTAAGAGCAGAAGACATTGTATCATTTAGTGCTTTACAGACTAATAGAGTTGCAACAGCAATTGTACAACTTGAAGTTGATAACTCTAGAATTACATCTACTAATTCTTCTACTGCTCCTGGTGGATATCTACAAGCACCTGCCAATATTGGTGACAGTATTGTTTATATTAGCAATACTGGTAGATTCTCAACTAACGGAAAACTACTTGTCGGTAATGAAGTTGTTCGTTATCTTAGAAAGACTGAGGACAGATTCCTTAGTGTCACAAGAGGACTTGATAATACACTTGAAAGTAGTTGGCCTGCAGGAACATTTGTTCGCGAAATTGATGATTATGTAAGCGTTGCATTTGGTGGTGTTCAATCCTTCGTCAGTGAGACCAGTGTTCTATCTGGTGTTACATCAGGCAGATCAGAAAGACTAACTCAATCCCAATCACAGTCTATAATTGCATCTTCGTCTACTGTATCACTACAAAAAACAGCAATTATTCAAGTTGAGAGTGGCATCATTTCTATTTCTGATGTCAAGTTCTTCAGACAAACACAGACTACTTCCGAGAGTTCTGAACCAACTACAATTCAATCGGTAAGTATTGCCGCGTTGAATCAAGTACAAGTAGAAACTAATTCTGTTATCTTGGGTAGTGCAATTAGAGAACTTCTTTTCTTTACACCTCCTGGTGGTTTTGTAGATTACTTCCAAGAATCAATCTTCTTTACTAATCCTGTCCCAACTAGATTAAATGGAGATGTCACTCTTGTAACTAGAAATGTTACTTTAAGAGACGGATCTTTTATTGAAATTAGAAATATTCGCGAAGACGAACAAGCAAATTATATTGGTAATTACAATATCGGAAACCTCGGTGCAAACATTTCTAGTTGGAATTATGTTTCCAAGGATGAGGGTGTAATACCTTCCAGTGGAGTGAGTATTGGGGAATTTGAAAGACTATTTGCTAGTATGACTATAAAAGATTTTGAATTGAGAGGATACTCTAACTACACTCTAACGGGTGATAAGTTCTCCCTTGGTATTCCAACTACAAATAATCCAGTTACTATTACATCTTCTACTGGTACGATTGGAGCAGTTATCGTAGTTCAGAATACAACATACTTCCCAAGCGCGGGATATTTGTTTACCAGTGGTGGATCTGTCATTCAATACACGGACAAGACTGCTACTGAGTTTACTGGTTGTACTTTGTATAGCGGTCTAAATAATATCTCTAATGGTGAGGAAATTATTCCTTTTACAATCTCGTAAATAATTGCATAAATATAAATAACTCAGGCACAATAAAATCGGAACAGAAAACCAATGGCTGCTATTATCTCAGATAAATTTAGAATTTTTAATGCGAAGCAATTCTTAGAATCGCTTAGTGAAGGCGCAAACGATAATAGCGCCGATCGCACCAGACTTTACTTTTTCGTAGGTCGTCCTCAGGCATGGAATGTCTATGTAGAATCATTTTCTACAGCAGGTGGATCACTTACAGTAGGCAACGAACTCTATGCTGGTGCTAACTACGGCACTGCTACCTGGAGAGCAACTATTCAAGCGGTATACTCAAATTCAGTTCTCCTTAGTGGAGTCTTTGGATCTAGCGGAACTGCTTCTGCTCCTGCTCTAGGAAGCACACTAAAAGAATATGATGGTTCTGCTGATACAGGTGTTACCACAAAATCGGGTGTTTATCGTTACGCTACGGAAGATGCACCCCCACTTCCACTAGACAACCAGACAGAAAAGTTTTCTGTCTATGATGATATTATTGCAGCTAAAAGAGTTACATCTGCAAATGCACGCGCAGTTATCCGTCGTTATAACTGGGATACAGTTGCAAATCCTAAGTATGACATGTGGAAACCTGATTACTCTGCTACTCCAGGTGGCGGTGGTCAAGTCGGTAAGCAAACTGCTTTAGGATTTGATGCTATTGGTGATGCCAAGTATTATGTAATGAACTCTTCATATGAAGTGTTTAAGTGTTTATATAACGGACAAAATATTGCCAACCCAACTGGACAGAATGGAACTGTAGAACCAAATACATCTGCCGCTGGATATGATTCTGGAACTGGAATCTTTACCGAACCATCTGGTGCAGGTTATGTTTGGAAGTATATGTTCACACTTCCTACAGATGATGTCCTGAAGTTCCTTTCTTCAGACTTCATGCCAATTACTCTTCCTACAGAGTCTACTAGAACTGCTACTGCTGCATTAGCAGTTGCTGGTTCTATTGATGTTGCTCTAGTAGAAGATGCTGGTAGTAACATGCCTGCTTCTCAAACTCTATTCACCTCAATTAAAGGTGATGGAACAGGTGGTGTTTTACAAATTACCACAACTGCTGGTGGCGCAATTGATACCGTAAGCGTTGCAGCTCGTGGATCTGGTTACACTTATGCCAACATTGCTGTTGGAAATGGTAATCTGTTTAGTGATCAAGGTTTGACTAGTGCAGTTGGTTCTGCTGGTGCAATCGCTTCTGTAGAAGTAGTCCTTCCCCCTAAAGGTGGTCACGGTGCAGATGCTGACTTAGAACTTAATGCTAAGCGTATTATGACGAATATTCGTCTAACCTATGCTGAAGGTTCGGGTGACTTCCCTGTAGATAACGATTTCCGTAGAATTGGTCTTGTTACAGATCCTTACAACTATGGAACTACTACAGAAGCAACTGATTCTACTCTAAACGGTTTGTTTGCTGTTAAGATTACTGGATCAACTGCCGATTACATCGTTGACGAAGCAATCAGTCAAATTCGTGGTGATGGTAATATCGCTAAAGGTCAAGTTGTATCTTGGACTTTAGATAGTGGATCATCTACTGATGGTATTCTTAAGTATTACCAGTCTCCTGATCAGCATCTTCATGAAGGTCAAGTATATCCATTTGAAGCAAATGGTTCTGTAGATGTTACTGGTGCTTCTTCTGCTGCTGATGGTAATGTAGATACTACATACAATGGTTCTTTAGAAGGCGTTCCTTTAACCAATGGACTTGGTACTCCACAAATTGCTAACAATTCTGGAGACATCATTTATATTGAGAACCGTCGTCTTATCACTCGTGCTCCTGACCAAATTGAAGATATTAAACTTGTAATTGAGTTCTGATACTTGTATTACTTCGCTAAATACTTTAACGAAGATGTTAGTATTACTGGCGGAGTACGATGCCACAAAAGACCAACCTGAATGTATCTCCTTACTACGAGGATTTTGACGACAATAAGAATTTTTATAAAATTCTATTTCGTCCAGGATACTCGATTCAAGGAAGAGAACTAACCCAAGTTCAATCAATCCTACAAAACCAAATTGAAAGTTTCGGTAAGAATACTTTCAAACAAGGTGAGTTGGTTGTCCCTGGAGAGGTTGGTCTCAACAACAGATTAGATTACGTAAAACTGTCTTCTGTTTCCGAAGTAGCGGTAAACGAGGACGGTTCTGTTGTATTCAGAAAGTACGATATTTCACAGATTGTCGGTAGACAACTTAAAGGATTAACTTCTGGAGTCATTGCTAATTTAGTAGCAATTCAGAAATCTACTACAACTAGTGCAGATACTCTATTTGTTAATTACCTTTCTAGTGGTAATGCAGGAAATGAAAACACCTTTAGACAAGGTGAGACACTAGAGGTAGTTAATGGTGTTAATACGCCACTATTAGTAGTTGGAACTGATGGAAGCGTTCTACCAACTACTGTTACAGTAACTGATACAGATACCAATATACAAACTGTACTTGCAAGTCCTGCTATGGGATTTGCTTCTGCTGTTAAAGTTGAAGAAGGTGTGTATTTTGTTAATGGATTCTTTGTAAGAAATGACGAAGAACTATTCATCATTGATCCATATTATAATGCACCATCTGCAAGTATTGGATTTAAGATTGAAGAAAAAATTGTAACACCAGAAGAAGACCCAACTTTATATGATAATGCAATCGGTTCTTCCAACTATTCTGCTCCTGGAGCACATAGACTCAACATTGAGTTAAAATTAGAAAAATATAATTTAGAAGAAACTACAGATAAGAACTTCATTAAAATTCTTACTGTAAAAAATGGTATTATTCAAAAACAAATTAAAGCAGTAGAATATTCTTTAATTGAAAATACCCTAGCAAAAAGAACATACGAAGAGTCTGGTGATTATGTTGTAGATCGTTTTGATACTGAAGCAAGAGAGTATTATCAAAAAGACGGTAACAATGGAATCTATGCAGAGGATGAAAATGGTCTTGTAAATGGACTAAGCATCCAAGATGCTTCACAAAAAATGATCGTCAGTGTCGGTCCTGGTAAAGCATATATCAAGGGATACGAAATTGTCAATAAAGAAACTAAAGATATTGTAGTCAACAAAGCAAGAGAAACTGTTGATGCTGAAAATATTACACTAAAGACTTCTGGTCTTCCAACATATCCTATTACTAATGTATATGGATCTGTACCTTTTAATGCAGATGGTTCTGACTTAACTGCATATCCAGATTTAGAACTGTATAGAAATTATAATGACGGTACTATCGGTCAGAACATTTCATTTATTGGATCTTCTACAAAAGATCCAAATAGAACTGGTGTAGAGACAAAATCTACTGTTGATAGAAGAGGAACTCTCTATACAGATAATCAAGCTATCAAAACTATTGTAATAGATATCACTAAGAGCAATCTTATTGATAAAATTAATACTAGCAATACATTATCATTTGATGATTGCTGCGATGCAAATGGAAATATCTATGTAGTATTCACTTATTCTGGTGGATCTCCAGAAACATTTAAATCATTTAAACTGATTGGTTTCTCTGTTAAGTATAGACCAGATATTCTTGGAGCAAAACGATATGCTGAACTAACAGTTCTTGGAAGTAAAGATGAAATTATTGGATTACTTAAAGAATATGACGAAGTTGACGGAGCACTTTATAGAAAAATTTTCTTAAGTACTGATACTTCTAATCCAAGTCTAGATCCAGATGAAGTTCTTGGATATGTTGTAGATTACAGTGAGCATGTAACCCCCCTTATTGGTGTTGCAAAACCATCCAACTTTACATTCAAAGAGAATGGATTTGGTTTCAATCCAGATACTGATACTGTAATCTCCAAAGGAAAACTGTCAGGAGGACAGTCTGCATATAATGCTATTTTTGGATTGGGATATTTTGGTCCCACATTCTACACTAAAATCGTCCTAGACGCTTCTATAGCGACTGGACAATTCTCCAAAGGCAAATATATATTTGGTGTAACTAGTGGTGCTTATGGAGTCATTGAAGGCGCTTCTGGGTCTTCTTTTACTACATCAAACGAGTTACTAATCACAACACTATCTGGTAAGTTTAAACCAGGAGAAGTAATTAGAGAAGAAGCAGATAGTTTAGGTGGAACTAATTCTGCAAGAATTGCAATCAACAATACGATTTCGCACTTTATTGTTAAGTTCAGAAGCACTGGTTATGCTGCTGGATCTGGTATTACCATTAATGGTGTAACATTTGATACATCTAAAGTAGATGTCAACATGAACATTGATGGTAAAGTGTATAACATTCTTATCAAGAATAGAGATGCATTCACTCAAACATATTCACAACCACCTAATGTATTAGTTGAAGTTGGTAGTTCTAATGTAACAGCAACTGCAAAGGTTGAAGCAGTCTTGTTTAGAAATACTGTCACGACATACACACCAGAAGATGTTAAATCTTTTGGTTGTGCTTTTGGTTCTGGTGGAAGTAACAAATTTACTGCCGACCTTGAGACAGCAAAGAGTCCATATGCAAAACTAACTCCTGTTACAGATTTCACATTTACGGGAACAGAAGGACTGAAATTCTTATCATGTAATGGATTCAATGGAGATACAACAGTCTTCCTCAAAGCAGGAGATTATGTACAATTTACTGGTGATGATGGTTTTACAGAAAAGGCAATGGTCCTTTATGCGACCAAACCAGAAGGAACTCTTAAATCCAGAATCTACCTAGACACTGCATTGCCATCTGATGTATCTAATGGTTCTGTTGTTAAAATTGGTGCCATTATTGAAAATGGAAGTAAAGGATCTTTAGTTTATCCAACAGGTGGTAGTCAAGTATCTTCAATCTCACAAGGTACTGATGATTCTAAAATTAGTTTCTTCTACAGAAAAGACTTCATTACAGAATCTTCTGGAAGTGGTGGAAACATTACATTTACTGCACAACTACCATTTGGTACACAAAGATTTGCTGAATTCTCAAAAGAAAATTTTGTAATGACAGTTCTTGATGCAGGAACTGCTACTAAGGTTTCTAAGGGTGATGTCATTTATCTGACAGAAAATGATATTGTTAAGTCTAGCACAACTGATGTTACTAGTGGATTGAATGCTGGTAGCGTACAAGTTTCTTTACCAAACGAATTTTTTGGAACATCTGCCGAACCATTCCCTAAACTTAAGTTAAGTGCAACTTTAGAATTAAGTAAAGCAAGACCTAGAATTAAAACATCTGTCAGAAATAAGAGAATCTTAATTAAATCTGTTGGCGATAGAGTTGTTCCAATAAGAGGAGAAGATTTTGATTCCGAGGATACTTCAGTAGCAACATATTCTGATATCTACAAACTTAAGTATGTTTTTGAAGGAACATCTTCTGCCCCTCCTGTTATCGATACTGCTGGTAATTTAGTTACTGGTATTGATGTAACTGAAAGATTTACATTTGATAATGGTCAGAGAGATACTTATTATGATGTTTCTAGAATTATCTTAAGACCAGGATTTGATGCTCCTGTTGGACAACTAGTGGTTGCCTTCGATTACTTTGAGCATTCACAAGGAGATTTCTGTACAGTTGATAGTTACCTTCATGAGGCAGGTGTAACATTAGATGAAATTCCATCCTTTAATTCTGCCGTTTATGGAATTGTATCTTTAAAGAATGTATTCGACTTTAGACCCAAAGTTGATTCTACATCAATTATCACTGGTTTCCAAGATCAATCATCCAGAGAAGTTATCACTAGAAGTTTTATTGGTAGTGGTGGTGTTGCTTCTGTTATACCTGCTCCAGATAAAAATATTGAATTCACATTTAAGTTTACTCAAACAGAATTCTTGAATAGAATTGATGGTGTTTACTTAAACAAAAAAGGTGAGTTTGTTCTCAAAGAAGGTAATTCTTCACAGAACCCAACCAAACCAGAACTTATTGATGATGCAATCCCACTATATTACTATTATATTCCAGCATTTACCACCAGTAGTAAAGATGTAAGAATTACTCCTGTTGATAACCGTCGTTACACAATGCGTGACATCGGTAAATTAGAGAAGCGTATTGAGCGTCTTGAATACTATACCACACTCAGTATATTAGAGCAGCAAGCTCTAAACATGCAGATTAAAGATTCCATTGGTTTAGACAGATTCAAGACTGGTTTTGTTGTAGACAATTTTGAAACTCATCGTATCGGTCAGATTTCTTCTGATGACTATAAGTGTTCTATTGACACCCAACAGTCTGTAATGAGAGCACCCAATAAGGAAGATTCTTTTGGGTTAGAAGAAATTAATAACACAGATGATCAAAGATTTGTTGATGGTTATGTGAGAACTGGTGATATTGTAACACTACCATATTCAGAACTAAAAGTTCTTGGAAATAGTTTTGCAACTAAGACAATCAATCCTAATCCATTTGTAGCTCTACAATATGTTGGTGATGGATCACTATCTCCTGAAATTGATTCATGGTATGACCAGACTGTAGAACCACTTATTGTTGATAACAACACTGGTTTGTATTCAATCTTTATTGCTAAAGATGACACGACAGAGACATTCTCTAGTATTTTTAATTCTTTTGCAATTAACTGGGTTGGTACATCTGGTACATTTGGAAGCATTACTTCACTTGGAACTACAAACACAGAACAATCTGGAGCACAAGTTACTGTAGCAGCAACTGCTAGCAGTTCTAATGTAAGTCCTGATAATAATGAAATTGGCAAAGGACTCACTAGTGACTCTGATGAGAAAAGTTCTGTTGCAACTTCACTGAAATTTTATGCAAGATCAACACCAGTCAAGTTTATTGTTAATAGACTGAAACCATTCACTAGAGTGTATCCTTTCTTAGATGGTATTGATATTTCTAGATGGGTCAATGCAGACTCTAGATATAGTGGAATTGCTGGCAACTCTTTAATTGGTTTCAATTCTCCTATTACAACTGATGAAAATGGAAATGCTAGTGGTTTAATATTAATTCCTGCTGGTTATCCACCAACAGAAAATGCAGCATGGACAAATGATGTGAAGACGGTTGCGTATGACTTTACAAAACCAATTGTAAGAGTTCCAACTGGTATTAAGACAATTAGATTTACATCAAGTTCATCGAATGCTGCTAAAGATACAGTAGATACATATACAGATTTTAAATTCTATGCTACTGGAAAACTACCACAAAATCCATCGAGCATCACATCCACATCACCTGCATTCTTTAAGGCAAATGAAGGTGTGCAAAAAATTGATAGTGTTACTGATGTAGAATTCAAACCAAATCCTCTTGCACAAACATTTAGTATTGATTCATTTGATGGTGGATTATTTGTAACCAGTGTTGATTTATATTTCAATGCGAAGAGTGATAATATTCCAATTAGAGCATACATCACAAATACAGAAGCAGAAAAACCTGCCAAGCATATTCTTCCAGGTGCTGCAGCAACTATCAACCCAGAAACAAAAATTCGTGTATTTGCAAACGGAACTACAACACTTACTATTGGAGAATCTATTGTAGGTGCAACATCTGCATGTAGTGGACCTTTACTGAAAGTATTAGATTCTACTAATATTGAGGTATCTTCTTCTGCAAATGGCAAAGTGATTCTGTCTAACGATCAGGTTTACACATTAGTTTTATCTAATCATAATGGTAGAGAATTTAGACAAAATGAAACATTGATTATTGAATCGGTAACTCTGTTTAATAACACATCCAATACACAACTTTCTTTAACTGTTGCTAAAGATTCAGGAACTGTTTCTAGTTTAAATGTTACTAGTACTGGTGGTGGTTATGAATCCGCCTTCTTAACATTCGAGAGTCCTCAACTTTCTGGAGGAAGTCAAGCAAGTGGATCTGTTAAGATCTCTGGAGGTAGAATTTATAATGCTGATGTAGCACTAGGAGGTTCTGGATATACTGCTCCTCCTGCAATTGTTGTTAAGGGAGTTGGACAAGCAGCATCAGGTGCTGTAATTACTGCAAATATTACAATTGATAATCCTGCAGTTAAGATGGGTATTGCTGTTGATACTGGTGAAGTAACTAATTCAACAACTCCAACTAAATTTAAATTTAAGAATCCAGTATATCTACAAAATGATGTAAGTTATGCATTAGTTGTTGAGACAGATTCCACTGAGTATAAACTCTGGGCATCAAGACTTGGTGAAACCGAAATCGTTACCAGTTCTCCTGTTACAACTCAACCGCTTTTGGGTTCTGTCTATAAAGCACAGAACACTGATAACTGGACAGAAGATCTATTTGAAGATCTTAAGTTCAATTTATATCGTGCAGAATTTGATACTACTAAATTTGCAAGTCTAAAAGTATCAAATAAATCATTAGCATTAGAAAAACTTCAATTAAATCCAATAGAAACAAGTGGAGTTTCTGATCAAAATGCAACAGCGGAACTATTCAAACTCAACAATAAGTATGTAAAAATTTACCACAAAAACCATGGTTTTGAAGATAGTGGAAAGTCTTATGTTTTCTTCAGTGGAGCAGACGGTGTTGGAGGAGTTTCTAATACTCAATTAAATACAACACTATTCCAAATTAAAAACTCTGGTGTTGATACTTATAATATTATAAATGAAACAACAGCTGCTTCTAGCACCAAAGGTGGTGGTAGTTTAGTTCTTGCTTCACACAATAGAAAGTTTGAAAGATTATACCCAAGAGTAAATTATCTATCATTCAGTAAAACTACTATTGAGTCTACAGTAAAAACAACAAATATTATTCCTGTTGATTCTAACACCAATGTATATACATCGTATTCACAAACTGGTTATGAAAAAACTTTCCTGAATGAAATTCAGTATTTTACAAATCAAAAAATTATTGCATCTGGTATCAACCAAGTAATGAATAATTTAAATAATTCTCTAGAATATAAGATTGATTTTAAATCTGATGTTTCTTACTTATCACCTGCATTTGACCTTTCTTCTGCTTCTGTAATTACTTCTTCAAATAGAATTGAAAAAGGTGATGGAGATGAAGCAAGATACGGAAGAAGGGACCAGGTACTTAAACTTAAAGAAGTTTATGAATTTTCAACAGGATCTTTAGTGGGAGGTAGTATTGATATTGGTGATTCTATCGAGGGATCTAACTCTAAAGCAAAAGGTATCGTTGTTAATACAAAAACTGTAAGCGGTAGTCCAGTTATTACTGCTAGAATTTCTACTGTAAATCCTTTTGTTAAAGGAGATACATTAGCAATTTCTGGAGAATCAATTACTCCATCAATTATTACAGATCCAATTAAAATCCAATTTGGCGGAACTGCTGGTCCAAAAATTATTGCTAATGGTGCATCCATCAAAGCTAGAAATGTTGGTTTAACTAGTACATTTGATGCCAAGATTGAAGGTAAAGTTACATTCTTTGATATTAAAAATCAAATTATTACAGTTAAGAATGATAAGAAACCTTTTGGTTCAACAACATTTACTCAAAATATTTCAGAAGCATCACTTACAGAACCACAGGTTGCAAGATCTGGTTCTGGTGTAGAGGACATTTTCCGTGTTGGAGACATCATTCAATACACAGGACAAGATGAGGATGAAAAACCATATTGGGAAGTTAAAGAATTAACTTATACGGATGGTATTGATTATTCACCAGAAAATAATTTCTCGAATAGTTCTTCTATTGCAAAATATGTAACGAAAGAAATTTCTATTGGTAATCCTGGAACATCTATTAATGTTAAATTGACAGCAAACATTAAAGATGTAGATGATATTCAAGTTTTATTCAGATATAAAGAATCTTCTAGTCAAGAATCTTTCGATATTATTGAATATCAATTCTTTAATGAAAATGGATCTCCAGACTTCCCCTCAATTGCAACATCTACAAATACTATATCCAGTGTTGTTGAGAAGCAAGAATCTTATCAAGAATTAGAATATAGTATAGCAGATTTACCAGAATTTTCTTCTTTTGGAATTAAAATTGTTATGAAATCTGACAACCCCTCATATGTTCCAAAAATTCAAGATATGAGAGCTGTTGCTTCTTATTAATTTCCGCGTATGAGTTATATTAAAGTTAAGGGACATGACGGTCTTGTAAGAGACGAAAACACAGGTGCCATCATTATTAATGACAATTCTGCCATTGAAGGTAGAAGGAAATCAAAACAGTTGAGTTCCGCGTTAGACGACATAAATACATTGAAGGATGAAGTATCTGAAATTAAGTCCCTTCTGCACGAGTTAATAAAAAATGCCAGCAATTCAAGTAGCTAGAACCGATACCTTTGAACAACAAAGGTTAAAAATTAATGAACTTGGTTCAAATTTGTTCAATGTTACTTCTGGTGGAAGTGATCTTGCCACAGGTAATTTAAAAATTGGTGACGGATCTATCAATGCTCCTTCACTAGCATTTGATAATGACCAAACTTTAGGTCTCTACAGACCTCAAACTGGTGTCATTGCTTATGTTTCACAATCAAAACTACTATACGAGTTATCTGATAGTGGATTTTTAAGTTTTAGAAATTTTGTTTTCCGAAAAACGGAAATTAATGATAGTGGTATTGCTATCGCAACTACAGGGCAAAACTATGACCCTGGAACATACAACGAAATTTCTGTTATTGGTGGTACAGGAACTAGCGCAACTTTAAATATTACAGTTGGAGATTTTACAGGAACAGAAGTTTCTGGTACAAACTACACACCAGGAACATATTTCAGTCTTCCTATTGTTGGAGGAAACACTGCTACTAGAAGTTTTGTTGATTTCACAGTAGATAATATTGTAGTTAATATTGTTGGTGGATCTGGTTATACAGATGGAACATATAATGGAGTTGCGGTAACAAATGTTTCTTCAAGTGGATCTAGTGCAACTGCTGACATTATTGTTAGTGGTGGTATTGCATATTCAGGAACCATTTCAGGTGGTTCTGGATACACAGATGGAAATTACACACAAGGATTAAGAAACCAAGCAACACAAACATTCATAGTCACTGTTAGTGGCGGACCTGGATCATATGCATTTGTTATTGATAGTGTAACACAACCAGCACTTGCCCTTGAAGCAGCAAATACTTATAGATTTGATGTATCAGATGCTTCAAACTCTGGTCACAATTTATTCTTACAAGGTGCTGGTCAAGTTGGAACTCCTCCTGCAGGATTAACTTTAACTAATGTAGGTACTTCTGGTACACAAGGAGCATATGTTGATGTAATTGTAGAGAATGGTTATTCATTAACTTCTGCATCGTACAACTGCCTTGCTCACACTGGTGCTCAGATGGGTGCTGATATCACTTTCACTACAGGAACTCCTGGGGTGTATGGAAGTGGTGCAGTAGCAGATATTGTAATTAGTGGTGGAGCACTAACAGCACTTACTTTTGTTTCTCAGGGAACTGATTATAAAGCAACTGATGTTTTAGAAATTCCACCATTCACAGTTGGTGCTGGAACTGGTGCTGAATATCTAATTAATGGAGTTACACCAAATGGTTCAATTACTAGTGTAACATTTACTGACTCTGGTCAAGATTATTTACTTAATGACACACTGTCAGTTAACGCCGCAGATGTTGGTGGTACAGGTGCTGGAGCAGAATTTACAATTACAACTAATCCTGGAAAGGTAAGTAATTTTGTATTTACAGCAGCTGCCACTGATTACCTAGCAAATGATGTTCTTACACTGGCAACAGAGCAAACTGGTGTTGCTGCTACTCTTGTAGGAGAAGACAGTGGTAATACAGTACCAGAACTTAGTTTCACTATTGCAGATGTAACAAACATTATTCCTGGTTCTGTAATAACAGTTACTTCTGGATCTGGAGCACTTGGTGTAGGAACTACATTAGTACAAGGTATTGATTACGATACTAATGTAGTAACTATCGATAATAATCCAGCAACATCTGGAGCAGTAGTATTAACATTCACACCTCCATATGGCAATCCGTCTACGCCATTTACATACACAGTTGATAGTGTTGGACCTATTGACTCAGTAACCATTAGTAATGGAGGTGTTGGTTATTTTAATGGAGATATTTTAAGTGTATCGGGTACAGATTTAGTTCAACCAATTGTGTATCCAGTTACTGCGATTGGATTACAAGAGTTAACATTTGCCAGTAATTCAGTTACTACAGGAACATTTACAACTTCACAAACCATCAAATTAAGAGATGGTACTCCAACAGCGACTACTACTAGTAGTTCAACTCAATTAACTGCTAACTCTGTTGGACCATTAGCAGCAACATTAACCACTACTGTATCACAGATTACACTTTCTAGTACTGCTGGTATTTCTGCTGGGTATATTGTAACTGCTACAGGAACTGGGCAGTTAGGAGCAAATATAACTGTATCTAGTGTTGATAGTGGCACACAATTAACTATATCTTCAAACCCAATTGCATCAGGTGCTGCAGATCTTACATTTACAGAAGATCTAACTCAAACATACACTGGTCTAGCAACCATAACCAACAGTGGAAGTGGTAATTCAGAAACGGTAACAGTCAGCAGAGATGCTCTTGGTAATGTTTCCAATGCCTTCCCAGATCAAGTTGGATTCTTTTATGCAATTGGAGAAACTCTAACTATTGCTGGAAACTTAGTTGGTGGTGCAACACCAGCAGATGACATTACATTAACAATTGATAGTGTTACAGATATTACAGCAACTCAAGTTAGAGAAGTCAATGAGAGTGCTGGATTTATTACTTCTATTGTTGTTGATGAAGGAAATTATTTTGATAATGGCATATTTGTTATTTCAGGATCTACATCTCCACAATATACTTCATTAACTGCTTCTGCTACGGGTGGAAGATTTGGTTATTTGATTGATGTCGGTGCTGGTCAAGTATTTAACCCAGACATATCACTTTTTGTTGGCAACACTTACAAGTTTGATGTATCAGATGCTTCCATGTCTGGACATAGTTTCAGATTCTCGGAATTTCCAGGTGGTATTCATGGAAATGGATTTATTGACAATGTATCATCTACACTAGTTGCAGGTAGTACATCAGTAACGGTTTCAGATAGTACTGGTATTGTACCAGGAATGCTAGTTACATTAGATAGTGGTAGTGCTACATTACAAGCAGACACCAAAGTTGCTTCTGTCGTTGACGCTACAACAATTACATTTGACAAAGCACCAACAATTGGTGGTTCTGTTGTTATTGACTTTAGAGGATATGCTTTTGAAGAAGGTGTATCAGAAAGTCCTGGAGAAATATCAATAAAGATTCTTTCTACAACACCAACATTATATTATTATTCTAATAATTCAGATCCTGCATATGCAAGTGCTAGTGGTTCTCCTGGAAACGAAGCTTCAATAGCAATAGATCCAAATAATCCAAAAACATTTGGATCTGGATTTGCACTTGATGTTATTGCTGTAGGTTCTATTGACATCATTAAAGCAGATATTACAAATGGACAATTAACTACCAATAGTGTTAATGCAGTTACTGGTCAATATACTGATATTACTGCTAGCAGTAATGTAAATGCCTCAGTAGTTAACACAACTAATGTAAATGCAACTGTGTTTGGAACTGGTACTGGTCTTACTATTTCTGGTGGTGCTATTGCAATTAATGGTCCTGATATTAATATTGGATCTTCAATGAGTGTTGAAAATAGCACTGGAAATATCACAACTTCTGGTGTTATTAAATCTACACAGGAATTTAATTCCAACACAAAATTAACAATTGTAGATGCAACAATTGCCACTTTAGGAAGTGAAGATCTTTTACTGCAACCTGCTGCAAACCGTGTTGCTAAAACTTTAGGTGATACTGCTTTTGTAATTCCCTCTGGAAATACTGCTACAAGACCTGCATCACCAATCGCACAAGACGGTGCAATTAGATTTAACACACAAACAAATCAATATGAAGGATATAGTGCATCATCTTCTTCGTGGTCTTCCCTAGGTGGGGTTCGTGACTTAGATGGCAACACATATATCCTAGCAGAAGCATCTATTGGTGCAAATGATAACACATTATATTTTTACAATGATGGTGTTAATACAGCAAAAGTAACTCCATCATACTTAGACTTTTTTAGTGTTAAGAAAATTCGTTCTAGTAATACACTTGCTCCTCTTTATGTTGAGTGGTCTGCCAATACTGTTGTAGCAGAAGGAGATTATTTAAAGCATAAGCAAAATGTTTATGAAGTTGCGGTTGGTGGTGCGGGTACTACAGCATCCACTGGAAATCAACCAACACATACTACAGGAACATCAGCAAATGGTACTACTCAGTTAACTTGGGTTGCTTCATCTATTGATTCATTAACTTTTGAAGAGATTACAGAAGTTAAAATTGGACCTACTGATAGTACATCATTAGTAGTCAATCAAAAGTTAAGGTTCTCTGAGAATACAATTTCGACAGATACCGATGATCTAATTCTACAACCAAATTCTGGTCAGAAAACAGTAATTAGTTCTACTAGTTCACTTGTACTACCTGTTGGTGATGTTAACCAGAAAGGAGCAGCAGTTCAAGGTTCTGTTCGATTTAATACTACTGATAGTCAGTTTGAAGGTTATGACGGAGCACAATGGGGTTCCCTTGGAGGAGTAAAAGACTCTGACCAAGATACTTTAATCAAAGCAGAAACTGCTCCTGGTTCAGATGAGGATACATTATTCTTCTTCAATGCAAATACAGAAACAGTAAGATTGTCAGTCAATGGACTTGAGTTTACGGGCATCGATACAATTAATGTTTCTGCTGCAGGTGTTCCTGGGGCAGAGACTTTAGCAATTAATGCTGATACCATCACTCTAGATAATAATGCGACTACAATTGATAATACAGATTCCAATGTATCTTTTATCTTTACATCAAAGCAATTTTTAGATCTTGGTGTTTCTTCTGGTCTCAACAACGATCCTGTTATTAGACTAGATGATCAAGGAGATGTATTCTTGAATACTGGGTTTGGAACGGGTGTTTATAATGGAGTTAAAATTTTTGATGGAGACCTGAAAGAATTTGAACTTTCTGATTATAAAATTGTTACTGGTGATATTACCTTTACAAAAGGTACAGTAGATCAAGGAGCAATTATTCTTTATGATCCATCTATTGCTATTGGATGCAAAGTAACTGTTGCAGCATTAAATACTACAACAGGTGATAAAGAACTTGTTGAGTATACTGTTATTGATAATGGGACTGATATTTCGTTTACTGATTTTGGTAATGTCAAAACTGGAGCAGAACAATTCTCCTCCACATTTGATTTTAACGCCTCAAATAATATCAGATTAAACTTGACTGCAGATAGTGGATTAACTACTGGAGATAATATTATTATCAGCACAACCGTAAACATCTATAAGAGATAAAAATGGCATCAGTTAATAAAAATTTTGATTCTGTTGGTGGATTTTCGGTATCAGATAAAACTCTGATTAACGAACTGTATGATGTAAAGAATGCTAATTCTTTAGAAATTAAAAATAGTTTCTATGGAGATAGTAAAACATCCAATTATATTCTAAGAGGTCTCAACACCACCATTTTAGAATTGGATAATGTAGGAACTCAAATTCCAATAGAAGATAGTACAGTAAGTTTTATTACTGGACACATTCTTGCGGTTAATCCCGCAGGATCTGTGTATAGTGCAAAAATAGAAAGCGCATTATATTGCAATGGTGTTGGAGCAACTACAGTGTTGTCCTCCATGCTTACTATTATTAAAGATGATATTCCAACAGGAGAAACCTGGGATATCGCACCTTTTGGTGGCACAAATCAGTTCAGTTATACTACTACTAGAGCAGGTACTGTAGAGAATATTAAATGGGCAGCATCCACTCAAGTTGTTAGTATTGAATGGGCTTGATGCTAAATAATAATTAGGAAAAAAGACAAACGGATACGACAGCACCATGAGTTTTCATATTAATTCCGACAAAGAGAAAATTAGGGGCGTAAACCCTAAACTCATCGGTGATAATGAACTAACAATTAGAGGTGGAACAGGTTCTAACGAAAGAGAAATTCTTAGAACCGAACTTGATGCGAATACGCAATTACCGCGTGTAGGTATCAATAGAACGGGACAAAAAATTGATAAAATTACCGTAGATGTTGGGGGAACTGGATATACATCTACTCCAACTGTTACTATCGATGCACCACCAGCTGGTGGAGAACAGGCAACTGCTTCTGCTTTTATCTTTAACGGAAGAGTTACTACTATTGCTGTCAACAATCCTGGTAGTGGATATGCAGTTGCTCCTGGAATCACCATTAGTGATGGTGGCGGTCAAGGATCTACCGCATCTTCTACTCTTGATACTGTAGAGTTTGAACTTGATATTAATGGTGCTATTAGAACTTCTACTTCTATCATTTCAGATACGGCGAGAATTCTAAACCTGGATATTGAAAACTTCATTACTCCAGATCCCAACTTTAGGGCACCAAACCTAAAGACTTTCATGAACAACACAGGAACCCCATGGTCTCCTAATGTCATTGTTCAAAAAGACCTTTATAGATGGTTCGGTAATAATGTATACCAAGCAACCAATTCGGGACAAACTGGTCCTAATGGTCCAGAGCATCTGGATGGTATTGAAATAAACGGGGAAGTTAATTTCAAACATATTGGTTTTAGAGTTGTTGACTCTAATAACTTTAAGTATGAAGAAACTGGTGAATCTGGTATCTTTCCTCGTTCTATTACTCCTTTACTTGGTGATAGATCAGACAAGATTGCTACTACTGAATATGTTCTAAACCTAGCAACAAATGATGTTGGTGGTAGAATCTATGTGTCTTCTCAAATTGGTTCTGATTTGAACGATGGTCGTTCTGCAGTTAGTCCAGTTAGAACAATTAAGAAAGCGGCACAGCTTGCATGGGCAACACCTGGTGTTAAAGAAACACTTATTGTTTCTGGTGGTGATTATGTAGAAGATAATCCTATCTCTCTACCACCTGATGCATCTGTTGTTGGTGATAACTTGCGTCTGGTAATCATCAGACCTGCTAATCCCAAAAAGCATATTTTCAAATTTGGCGACAAGAACTATGTTACTGGTGTAACATATAGAGACCAAATTGACTCTATTGGTGATTCTGTCGCAACTTGGGATTTTGCGATGGTCTTTGATGACAAGCAAAGAATTTATATTGATAATGAAGTTAACGGAGATTTTGGTGTTGACTTCCCGATTGGTCATCAAATTTTTGGTCCAGAAGAATTCAATGTTACTTTTAGCAATAACACTGGTCTAACAGATCTTACTGCTGGAAGACTATTAAAAGGTGGTAACACTGGTGCAAGAGCTAGAGTTACCTCCGTATCTTTCAATAGCACTACTGGAAATGATGCATTTAAAAATGGTAATGCTGATATTAAATTGCTAAGTGGTTCTTTTTTACAAGGTGAGGAATTTGAATATAATATTTCTGCTACCCCATCAGGAACTACGTATCCTTCTTTAACTTCAGCAACTGAAACAGATGGACAGAATTCTTTACTGTTTACTAGCAATCCAATTAATGAAATCTCCCCTGGTTTCTTTGTAAGATTAACTGCTTCTTCTGGTACTGCTAGTGGTCAAGTTATTTCTGGTGATTACGAAGTTGTTAGTGTTGGTACATCATCTCCATATAAAGTAACTTTTGCACCTATTTTAGCAACTAATGGATGGTCATCAACTGGAGAATCTATAGCAATCACTTCAGGTGAAGAGATTACAGTTGTCACAAAAGAATTTGACTCAGTTGCAATTAAGTCAATTAGAGCAGAAGGAGAAGTTGTATCGGTTGACGAAGATACTACATCTACATTACCTATTTCTAGAATTGATTTTTCTTTACAAGGAGATCCTAGTATTGCTACTGGTGGTTTCCAATTTGGTCAGTTTGGAAATGCAGAAGATCTTGGTGGTCTCGTTTTCTACACAAACGCATTAGTTGGTAGAGACAATACACATGACTTCAAAGAAGGTCAAGAAATTTTAATTGAGGGTCTTCCAACTTCAGGTCCAGATTTATCTTACTTAAATGGCAAACAAAGAATTTACAAAGTTCTGGAAGATGCTGATGGTCGTTCTAGAAGATTTGTTATTCCGAAAAAAGTACCTGGCACAAATGATGCAAACTTCCAACCAGGATCTACTGCTGTAGTTAAGTCTTTCTCAAAATCAGTAACACTTTCTCTACTAAACTCACCAAATACATTCCCAGTTGCAACTCCTGTAGATAGAAGATTTCAGGATGCTTGTACTTTCCTTCGTAATAACAGAGAGTTTATTGCTGATGAAGTTGTTGGTAAAATTAATGATCAATTTAAGACAGATCATTATTCAGTATTCAACATTGGTGGTACACCAACAGCACAATTTACTCCAACTGATGTAACTTATAATCCTGCAACTGGTGATACTGTATTCACAGTAAACAATCATGGTCTTAGTGAAGGCGATGGTATCAGGATTACAGATGAATCTATCGTATTTACATGTACGATGGATGGCAATAAAACTGAACATGCATTACCTGATACAGATCAGTATGCTAGTGGTAAGTCCTTACCAATTACATCAAAGACTGCAAATACATTCACCGTTAATGTAGGTGCATCTGGTCCTGATGTAGAGTTCACTCCATCTGGTGCTACTTACGATCCTGCTACTGGAGCATTAGAACTAACTATTGGTTCTCATACACTAGATGTTGGCGAAGGAATTACGATTGATGATAATTCATTGAGCTTTACTTGTTCAATGGACAGTAACCAAACTGTTAAGACATATCCTCGTCCAGGCATCGATCCATTTGCAGGTAGGTCTATGCCTATTACTGCAATTAGTGCAAATACAATCACAATCAATGCAGGTATCTCTGGTCCCAATAAGCAGTTTACTCCAACTGATGCCGCATATGATGCTGCAACTGGCGACATGGTTCTTACAGTTGGACAACATGGTCTTGGAGTTGCACGAAATGTAACTCTTCTTGATAGTTCCTTAACTTTCACATGCACCAAGGATGGAAACGCATCTCAGCATTCTTACCCCCGTCCTGGGGTTGACCCATATAATGGTCAACAATCTATTGCTATCACCGCTGTTGGTTCAACACAACATACAGCAAGTGATGCCCCATATGATGCATCAACTGGTGTTGTAACTCTTACTGTTGCAAGCCACGGGTTTGCAAATGGGGATTATGTCAAGATTGCCGATGATTCATTAACATACACTTGTGATCTAGATGGTAATGTTGCTCAAAAATCATATCCCCGTGCTGGATACGATTACCCATCAGGTCGCTGGTTGGAAATTAGTGGTGTAACTACAAATACTTTTGATATTAATGTAGGATCTTCTTCTTATACAGGTACTCACACATTTGTGAGTGCTGCAACAAATGGTATCGATCGTCAAGACGGAACATTTACAATCAATGTTGGTGCATCTCCTGTTGGTGAGCAATATGCACACACATTCGTAAGTGCATCTGCAAATGCAGTTCAACATTCTCCACAATCACCACATAACTTTACTGGTGCAACTGCAAACGCGGTTAAGCATTTGCCACAATCTGTACACACATTTGTAAGATCAGCAACAAATGCTCTATCTGTTGGTGGATCTAGTTTCGATATTTTCTTAGGACCATTAGATCATGTAAACACATATGTTAGTGGTGGTACAGTATCATTTAATGGCAGTACTGTTAATGTATCGAACTTTTTGTATGATACTGCAGTAACTGGCGTTGGAACTATAACAACTGCAACTCCTCTTGCTGGTCTTGCAGAAGATGATACTGTGAAACTAGCAGATCTGTTGATCTCTTGTGCTGCTGGTGAAAAACTATATCCTTCATATAGTTCTCCAACTTCAGGAAATAACACAGGAACTGATGGCGATGATCAATGCCGTCAAGATATCATTCACTTTGTCAATGCTGTTATTAGAGATTTAGAATTTGGAACAAACTATAATGTAATTGATGCTGCTTCAAAATATATTATTGATGGTAAGATTGCATTTGTAGAAGATGAAATTGCTGAGAATATTCGCGCAATTGAATATGCTAGAGAAATTTGTACCTATGCTATTAGAAATTGGAGAACAGGATTAGGAACTGTTGGAGAACCAATTTATTCACCACAGTATTCTGCTTTAACAAGGTACTTTGATGATACAGTAATTACAACTACTGCAGGAAGTCCTGCTTGTGCAAATGTTGTTGCTGCATTAGATACTCTTTCATTCCTATGGGTTGATATTATTTCAAACAATGCATCTGGAACATATCTTGATGCAGCATATCTAATTGCAAGAAACAAAGATCTTATTGCAGACCAAGCATACCTTGATACAAAACAACAATATCCATCACTAAATCTTTCTGATATTCATGAAAGAAAATGTCGTAGAGATATCAAAATTGTTCTTCGTGGTTTAATTAGAGACTTAGTACTTGGTGGAAACCATGGTATTGTATCTACTGCAGAATCATATTTCAGTGGAGTCACTTTAACTGGAATTCCAGAAGCTCAAAGAGCTGAAACTCGTTATGCATTTACTCGCGTAAAAGAGTACGCAATGGATGCAATGCGTAACTGGACTGATGGAACAGCGTTTGGTGTTACTCCATCTGGAGCAACTTATAATAGCACTAGTGGTCAAGTAACTGTAACCTTCACTGATCCTTCTGTAGCATTAACAACCAGTGATCGTATTGCTTTCTCTGAAGAAGCAATTACATTCAGTTGCAATAGTGGCAACCACCCAAGTCCAGAAAGATTTGATTCTAACTTCGGAAAAAGTTATCAAATTCTCAGTGTAAGTTCTAATGGTGGTAATACTACCGCAACTGTTAATGTTGGTAATGCAGGATCTGCTTCTGGTGATGCACATACATTTGTAAGTGCCAAAGCAAATGGAACTATTTTAATCTATGATCCTGTAGCACTCACATCTCCAATTCCTAAGTTTGAAGATTGGAATATTCTTCTATACACACCAACTCCACTGTGTGCTAATGTTGCATCTTCTATTACTACAGCGTTAGATTTATTTGATGATATCCTTGCTGGTAGTGTTCTTCCTGGTGCTACATCACAAACATTTGGAATACTATATGACAGCATTAATATCAGAGAAGAAGCAGATAGCATACTTACTGATTTTAATAATGTTAAGGTAACTATTCGTGCTGACTACGATGACTATCCTATTATTGAAGCATCGCCATATACTCAGAATGCATCTGTTATCTCCTTCTTAGGTGGTGGCGGTGCTGAAATTGATGGTAATAAAGTTAAGCAACCTAACTGTCCCTTCCCTGGTCTTGAGTTGGACGGAACAGCATCGTTCCCTAATCAGGGTAAGTCGATGGTTGCTGCGGCATTCACGATTGTCTCCTTTGGTGGTACAGGATATAAAGTTATCAATGATGGTTATGTTCAGTTAGTTTCTGTCTTCGTTATCTTCTGTCAAGATGGTATTCTTTGTGAGACTGGAGGATATGCATCAGTTACAAACTCCGCTACCAACTTTGGTACATTTGCTTTAAGGGGAACAGGTTTCCGTGAAGAAGCGTATATATTTGACTCTGGTACTGGTGATCCAAATGCAGGAACTTATACAAGAGCAACAGTATCTCAGGTAACTTCCACTCCAACAGGAAGAACAAAACTAAGAATTACTAATTTAGGTAGAGAACCACTAGAGCACTATATTATTAAGTTTGATGATTTTACAAATACGAATACCGACATTGAATATTTTATTGATGTTGTAGAAGAAGTTACAGTCGGTCCTCCTTTCAGTGCTCTACTAACACTAGATGATGGTTCTGGTGGAGCAATGGATATGACTGACAAGTCTACTGGTCAGGCAGTTGCAACCAGTGTTCTTTTAGGAGAAGAGATTGCACTACACAGACCATCTATTGTTAACTCTTCTTCTCATACCTGGGAATTTGCTGGTTCGGGAAATGATTACAATGCCCTTCCAGAAAATGGTGGGGTTAAAATTGAAGCAAATGAACAGGTTTCTGAACAGTATGGTCGTGTATATGTTTCTGGTACTGATGAACTAGGCGACTTTAAAGTTGGTACATTCGCAAGAATTGAAAACAGAACTGGTAACATCACCTTCACGGGTACGGTTACCATCTCTGAAGTTGAATTCTTGAAACT